ACCATCTCCCGGTGTTCGTCACGACATTTACGATAGTCTTCCTTTGAATATTCGTCAGAATGTCGGAAACTACACTATCTAATTACGGGTGGTTCTATAACATAGTTCAAGCACAAACTCTTGTGCTTGGCTATGGTATCACACTCAGGGATCAACCTGTCGACCGTTTGTTAGAATATTCTAATCATGCGGCGGCGGCTCAACAGTTCATTAATCTTTACTATGGTGATATTCATCAAATTAAAGCATTAGAACGATATGTCAAAAAGCAATGGTCTGAACATAGATTGGAACTCAGTAACGAAAAACTTGAATGGTTAGATCCTAAATGGGGTATTAACTTGAAAGATTTGGAAGACATGGTTGCTGATAGAATTGTTAATAACCCGTATGATACAATCAGAAAGGTTAAATCAAAGTTTCTTCCATATACAATCAATCATCCCAACTTGTTTGATAACATCAATTCTAATCCTGATTACTTTCTAGAGGAAGTGAAGGTTAGCAGAAAACGTAAATAATTGTGAGGTTGCCCGTAATAAAAACGGGCAACTGCACCTTTGACAAAAACTAAATAGTAGTATATAATAGACACAACTTAACAGACTTTACTAACATGAAATACGCACTACTGGATACAGCTAACATTTTCTTCAGGGCCCGGCATGTTGCATCACGCAATACTGATCTGGATGAGAAGGTTGGAATGGCCTTGCACTTGACTTTAGCAAGTATTAATCAAATCGTTCGTAAGTTTAATGTGGATCACGTAGTGGTCTGCCTCGAGGGTAAAAGCTGGCGTAAATCATTCTACGAGCCATATAAGAAAAATCGCATCGTTGATACACTATCACAAACAGAAGCAGAGATTGAAGAAAATAAAATGTTTTGGCAAACGTATGAGGCCTTCACAACGCATATGCGTGAGAAGACCAACACTAGTGTCCTTCGTCATCCAGAGGCTGAGGCGGATGATATCATCGCAAGATTTGTGCATTTACATCCCATGGATGAACATTTTATCATCTCAAGCGACACGGATTACGACCAACTCATAACTGAGCGAGTGGTAAGATATAATGGAATCACTAACGAACTTATCACTATCAATGGTTTCTTGAAAGAAAACGGCAAGCCCGTCATTGATAAAAAAACTAAAGAACCCAAACTACTAGAAGATCCACAATATTTGCTATTCAAAAAATGTATGCGTGGTGACGGCACTGACAATGTATTCAGTGCTTATCCCGGTGTACGTGAGAAAGGTAGCAAGAATAAAGTTGGACTAGTTGAAGCATACTCTGATAGAGTGAAGCAGGGATTTTCTTGGAACAATCTAATGTTACAGCGTTGGTCTGACCATAATGATGTTGAACATCGTGTACGTGAAGATTATGAACGTAATCGTATACTAATTGATTTGACTGCACAACCGCAAGAAATCAAAGATAAGGTTGATACTAGTATTCGTGAGGGTGTGCGTACAACTACTACTCCTCAAGTTGGTATTCACTTTATGAGATTCTGTGGTAAGTATGATTTGACTAAGATTAGTGAACAAGTAGAGACTTATGCAAAATGGTTGAATGCGCCCTATGAAGGTAGTTTAGTATGAACGCACTGGAACAAACTAAGTGTTATTTAATGCAATATGTTCGTTCTCAAAAAACGAGTCCATGGCTTGCTAGAATGAATGAAGCAGAAGATCGGGCCCGATGGGCTTTGCAACACTTGGGTGGTATGGCCGGAGATTGGGACACAAATCGTGCTTACTGTTATTACTATTATTCACAACAAAAACAAAAATGAACAAACAATTTGATGACCTATTATACCGAGCAGGACTAACAGCACAAGGTTGTTGGGATGAGTTGGGTACATATGAACAAGAAGCCATTGAACGGCTGATGAAGTTGATTGTGAAAGAATGTATTGATGTTGTTAGTAAAGCCACTGCTAGTCCAAACGGATATCAGGCTCTTATGAAACATTTCGGAGTTGAAGAATGACACATACAATAAAGGTCACATGCCCACGATGCTTTTTGCGGTTTACCTACACCCAAAAAAACGGCAAGACCATGTTCTCACATCTTGTTAGGTGCCAAAAATGAACAAACGAATTAAAGAACTTTATCTACAAGCCCGGAATGCGGCGTGGAATGAACCAATTGATCTTAAAAATTGTTCAGTGGAAGATATAAAAGGAATCAGTCAACAAGTTTACGAAAAGTTCGCCGAGTTGATTGTACAGGAGTGTGCTGGCAAAGTTGATTGGATACTTGCTGAAGGTGGTGGGACACAGGGCGATTTGATTAGAGAACATTTCGGAGTTGGAGAATGAACGAACTTGAAACATTGTTGAAAAATCATGACTGGAGTCATGCAGGATATATTACTAGACCCGCTCTAGATCAGGCCATGAAAGCCAATGCAGGTGCTGAGGCCACAGAACTGTGGGAACGATATTGCCCCTGGAGTGACACCAACGGTGGTTATATTGCATGGACTAAAATTCACAAGTAGGAGAATAATATGAATGATGAAGGACGAGAATACATTATCAATGGATTAACCTCAACAGAAGCTAAAATGCTTGAAGTAATGTGGAGTATTCAATCATCTGAAGATATGGAAGATTGGTTAATGAGCCTTAGTCGTAAAAAACGTTTAATGGCGCATCGTCTTAAAATGTTGTTGCTCATTGAAATGATTGATTATGATGCAATAAAGGATTTGTCTACAGCCAAAACTTACTTGAAAAAGTTTCAATTATGAAAAAAATCTTTTATGAAAAGGTAGGTCGTAGGTACAAACCAGTGTACGAATACGACCAAACCATGATGGATGCTTTTCCCAAAGGCAATCACATTGTGATGTGCTATCCCGGCGGGCAAAGTCGGCGCTACAACATCGATCCCAACTATGCGGCTATGATTGCCGCAGGGCGTGTGGCCGAGGATGCTATTAGCAGTGCTATTCGTAAAGCAAGCGAACTAAGTCCACAACGAACACCACTTACTAAAAGTCAACTTAAGGCTTGGCAGAAATTGGCTAAAGAGTTTGGTGAAGACCTTTGCACATTGCAAGGTGCAAGCACCCGAGACATTGTGGAAGCAGGTGTCAAGGCCATGATGGAAGAAGCAAATAAATTGATGTCAAATCCAGCCGCTAAAAAAGCATTCGAACATTTTCTTTTAGTTTGTGAATTAACTAAGGATCAACATGAACCTAGCTGATTACTTTGAGAAACATCGGTACAAGCCCAAATATGAGTTTATGGCTAGGGTAACCGGAATGCACGGAAAAATCAGATGGATTGGTAGTGTGGGTAATGATACTGTTATAAGTGAACAGCGTGGACCCGAACTACATATCCATCTAGATTTACCATTAAAGATTGACAATAGATACACAAATGTGTTAGTATGTACACATAAGGGCGTAACAAGATTAACTAATTTTGATGACGAGATTTCAACAAAGAAAAGAAAAAAATTATGACTGATAAAATACTAATTGCAAAACCGGTAGTACAGAACCAGTTCTGGATAGTAACAGACGGAAACGAAAAAGTAGGTAATGTATTAGCAGATGGTTCTGGCTTTGAAGTTAAACTGAATGGTAACAAAACTCATTTTAAAAATACAAATGCTATTGAGAAGCAAACCAAAATTGAGTTCCAGAAGGTTAAGAAAGAAAAAGTTAAGCAGGATATTCCTTTCAGTGAATACCCGACAACCAAAAAGGTATATAATTCTATCTTAGATATCAAACGTAAGATTCACTTGTTTACAAAGACACTGAAAAGTAAGTGTTATTATGCCGCAGGGTGGTATATTGTTAGTCAGGGAAGTGAACCTACTATAGAATTTTGCCCTAAATATATCTTTATTCAGCGTTATGACTATGTGGGTCCGTTTAAAACTGAGGATGAAGCTAAAGACTTGATAAATATCTAATGATTCAAATTAAGAGGTTTATTGAGAGAGTATCGTTAATTGAGGGTAGACAAGGTAAAGATGTGGTTATTCCAGTATCTGATGCTAGAGGCCTACGTGATGAATTATCTAAGCTATTAGCAGACCACTATGAAATGAAAAAGGATTCCCCGAATGAGGTAATTCAAGTTCAAGTAACCGGGGGAACATTTAAATGAGTAGAACACAACCTAAAATACTATTAGAGTTAGTAGACAAAGTAACATACAAATGCGATCAGATTGTTGAAGCAAGTGGCATCTGGGCTGTATTCTATGATGGTCAACCAATCAATCTAAAGTCACAACATTACTTAGATAACGAAGCAACACCTAAATACAAGAAGACCAGTTTTAGTAATCCCGGTCATGCAAGAAACTTGTGTAGAAAATTAAATGCACAATTTAAATCTGATAAGTTTACTGTCGTGTTTATGAATAATGGTACTACTGTGTACCCCGATGAGTGATAATAAGTCAAAAAAATATCTTATCACTGAGGCTGTACTTAAACAGTTGCCTCCTATTACAGAACCAATTGACAAAATAATTAACGAATGGTGGTTCACTAGATCCAGTGAGGGTCTACGATTATCCGCAATCGGTGATGTATATTTTCGTCACGCACAAATAGAATTCTTTAATCTTCCATTAAAAATTACACAAGACAATTGGCACAAGTTTATAGTTGATTGCAGTAAGAAGATTAAATGTCCATATTACTTTGGTGTCAATAAAAACGAATTAAAAGAAAAAGAGGCATACATAAGATTGTATGACAGTAAAATTGCCATGATGGTACAATTATATGGTGACATACATAGTTACTTAGAATCAGTAAAGGCGAGAAAATGACAGAAGAAAAGAAAAGCAAGAATCCATTTATCAATTTAGCCAATGTTGCTAAGAAAGACAGTAAGCATCCTGGATTAGGTAAAGCTCCTAAAAGTCAAGGACCTAAACCAACTAAGGGTAATGGTGGCGCAACAATGGTAAGACGAAGTGGACGTGGTGGTTAATACCAAGTACCTTCATTACGCATTCGCTTAATGAGAGTTAAATAAGTGCTACATACTCCATAGCATTTCAATTGTACGGTACTAAACAAACTACGGTCATCTATTTCGGGAAGAAAGATAATACTAGTATTATTAATAGGAACAGTGCCGGGCGTAATTATTTTACCACTACTAGTAGTAACCGGAGTACTTTCCGTAGCATTAGGGAACCAGAAATAATTGGGATATAAGTTACTTGGTTGAGTAGGTAACCAAGTTTGCAGGTCTGTATTCCTAGCGTTGATCCAAAAACGAACACCCTGTAGATATTTGTCAGTTACAGGAGTAGTGGGTGCAAAACTACCCAAATAAAGTTGTCCGTCTACTCTCCATGCATCTACCATACAGGAATATCCGGCGTTGAATGCTTTTCCTATTTGTGCTGGGGTATTGGCATTTTCAAAATTTTGGCTATCAAATATGCCCTGGTAAGATATATATAACATAATATGTATTTATGTCAACGGAATCGATAGCTACCGCGTTATATATATGTAGACACAAAAATGTTGTTCTACTTTCATTAACATAAAGGAAACCAAAATGAAACAACTAGCACTAGCCCTTATCGCAACTTTGTCAGTAGTAACAGCATTTGCCGCTGAGCCAGCAAAAGCTCCAGCAACACCTGCTCCGGCTGCAACAGCACCTGCTAAAGCAGAAGCACCAAAAGCTGACATGAAGTTGGCTAAGAAGAAAGAGGACAAAAAAGCAGATGCCACTAAAAGTGACGCAAAGCCTGCTAGTCCAGCAAAAGCTGACGATAAAAAAGCCGAAGCTCCTAAGAAGTAATCCATATAGACTCACTGCAATTAGGATCTGGGGTCTTGATCCAAATCAGGTTCTAATTGGTGATGAGGATATATTAGTCAATTCCCGTCGTATTATATTAAAGATTGAAATATCTTTAGATGACGATGAGGAATTAACTGATTATGTCAAGTCGAGATTACATCTGGCCAGAGAATTGGCTATGTCAAAATATAGAGAAATCTATAAGACGGCATAAATATATATGAAGTTACAGGTTCTTCATAAAAACCTAAATTTTAAACACACACATAGGAGATATAAAATGTTTAACACAGCAACTTACGCCTTTATT